CAGCAAACCCGGGCCCTCGGTTAAAACCGATATCCGGAGCTGAATGCGATTGCGCAGGAGTTCTAGAAGTCAAAGTGGATCAAACGGTAGAATTGCTCAAGTTTAGGTGGGTGTCCCGAAGAACACCCGATATTAGACTCGTCTACACAGCCATTACCAGACTCAAAGTTAGGTGCAAACTAACCTCCCCCTTAACGGGGAGACCGCTCTTCCAAAGAGGAACGGTGCGAGGAAAGTGATGGACCTACTGTATAGGGGTAACCTGGTGTCGGGCCTTTGGGCCAAACATTTAAACCAGTGATACTATTGTTAATCCAGTGAAGACTTCGCTCTGGTGAACAGTTATTCGGACGCTGATGCGTTTCAAGACTGAACACAGAGTTGGTTGCGACTTGTATTTCCCATCCCCCTTACGGGGAACAATGGAAATTTCACTCGCAACTTGATATATTAGCCAAATTAGACTCAACAATGCTCTTCTAGCGCACCACTAAAATGGTGGCAGCAAAGATTGTTGCTCTCTGCGTGCCCCGCGAAGGGGATCACACAATGAGAGGTCCAATACGTACTGATTTGGTTACCAACAAGGTTGGCAAAAACCAGCTAGAATTGGGGTCTGAAAAGACTTAGGCCGGGGCGTAACGACAGTTCCTAAACAGGTGTAATACCTGCATGGATCTGCCCACCCTCTCCCTTACTAATAATAACAACATGACAAATTTAAAATTAAATCTGCTTGCTGCTATTAAGAGTAGATATCAGGTTGTAAGTAAAATGATACCGCTTCACGTGAAAATCGTGGATAGATTGTTTATGCCTCTAACTTTGAACAATGTTCTTAGTCAGGGGCGAACAACTAAACTAGCTTGGAGAATAAGAATGACAAAGTTATTCTTTACCTGGGTTTTCTTTATGCAACGCCATCACGGAACTACAGCCACTGTAAAGTGGTTGAAAGCTTCGCATGTGGCATTGCAGAAATCCCTTGGAAAGGATAATCTTGCATCCCTACAAAAATTAGGTGCCGTAGCTGCGTACAGTAGAACAGCAAATGGTATTCCTCGATTTATTCCGGCTTCTGAACGAAGTCGAATTAGATCAGGGGACGTGAGAACTATACGATTCTGGTCAGGTTTATTAAACCTGTACCGAATTATACAGATCCCAGGTGAGTTAAAACTCAATACTATAACTGCTGATTTTACTGGAGACCAACCGGCTTTCGATAATATTTTAGTATTATTGAAGGACGGGGGGCTCCCACTATTCTTTAACCTTCTTCCTAGATTTGTGAAAATCCAGGAAGCCGACCTTTCGCCTAAGGACTTTGTCCTAAGTCGATCGGCGTCACCATCTAACAAGATGGCGGCAACGGGTATCCTGACGGATATATGGTTACTGAATACAGTGCTACCTGAGCTATGGCAAGAAATCTTATATTACCTTTACTCGGTAAAGCCGAAAGTTACACCTTTTATCAAGGCACTGCAAGATGGTTACCAATTGGTAACTCGTCTACAGGCTCTCGAAAAAGAGGGTACCGGTGTCAAAACCGGGAGAGCGTTTTCTCAGACTAATAGATTAAGACTGAAAGATTCATTAAGGGCCCATGGTTTTGGGTCCCTAACGGGTCTATCTCAGTTTGCTATTAAAGAGGAAGCAGCCGGAAAAATCCGACTCTTCGCTTTATTAGACTCTATTACCCAGTCAGTAATGAAACCTCTACACGTCGCATTGTTCGCATTATTAAGGTTAATCCCTAATGATGGAACTTTCGACCAAGAGGAGTCAGTACGACGGGGAATGGAGAAATCTATGAATGCTGGAAAAGCGTTCTCGTTCGACTTGACTGCAGCTACGGATCGATTACCGGCTGTCCTAACCGCTCTTCTAATTGAATTAATTTTCAAGAAAGAAGGGATGGCAGAAAGCTGGAAAAACGTGATGACGGGTCGAGATTTTGGGTTCTCAGCACAAACTGCTAAGAAACTAAACCTTGATCCGACTACGTTAGTTCGATACGCAGTTGGTCAACCGATGGGGGCATTATCCTCATGAGCTGGGTTAGCAATAACCCATCACTGGATTGTTCAGGTGGCGGCATACAAGGCAACGAATGTGCTAGCTTGGAACACTGAGTATGAGATACTCGGTGATGACCTTGTTATTTTTAACGAGGACATTGCCAATGAGTACCTTGAACTCATGACTCTTTTGGGTTGCGAGATTAATTTAAACAAATCAATTTCGTCTCCTAAGAGACCAGTGTTCGAATTTGCCAAAAGAACGTGTCTTAATGGACAAATAGTATCGGGTATTTCCCTAGTACAGCTTCGAGCTGGATGGAATGTGGCAGGCCGAGTTGCTAATGTTTTAAACTTTAACAATTCTGGTTTGATCACTAAGACTTCCTTACTCGCAGTTGCGCTTTCGCGATATCCATTTTCTAATGGAAAATTTACTGTTTCTAACATTCAAACGAATGAAAGAACTCAGAAAATGTTCTCACTAGGAATACTATCGTTATTCGGGGTATACTTCCAAAAAGGAATTCTACCGCTGAAAACGTTAATGACAGCACTAGTCAACCCTCATTATGAGGACGCTGACTATAGTGGGGAGGCAGTTGGCCTTCCAACTAAAGCTTCATTAAATGTAGCATTTGGATTACTTACTACTGGCATTGTTCCAGAAGATCCATTTAGCAATATGGAGGCACGAGAGGAGATATTCAAAGAATATCATTCCGAACTCGTGTCAACCATGTTACTGAAAGCCTTAGCTAAGGCGAAAGTTCTATACGAACAATCTGAAGGTTTAGTGCAAAAATTTGCACAACACCTTTATTTCAGTGAAGTTTATACTGATAATGGAGAAAGAGTACCTCTCGACGATTTGCCGAAAGAGACTTCTTTACTCTATATTCAGATAGAAAACTTCGCTAATGGACTTCTTGGACTAGAGCATACATGTAACAACCCTGAAGAAATATATGATGAACTCTATGCACTCTCATACGAGAACGCTAAGAGAAATCATGTATCCTTTGAGGATGCTTCTCGATGGCTAGAAAGGGTGGAAAATTTCGAGTTTAAGTTAACTTTACAGGAGGCAACGCCTCCAGGTAAAACTATACTTGAGAGCGCCCCAATACTGGGGACTCTCCGAAATATGGATCCTACGCTTAACGCGAAGGTCCGATATAACGAAGCTCCGATCTTCCAACCCCTATACGCCATTGAGGACATAGGATCTCTAGCCTAACAATGTAATACCTCGAATAGCATCTTAAGATGTTAATCGCTCTTTAAAACTAAATTGGCTCGAAAAGCCTTTTTGGGTTTTAAGTGGAAACGTAACCGAGTATTGTACTCCGATCCCCTTAACAGGGAACAACCGAAGCCTCGAAAGAGGTGTACTCGAAAGGTTACGAATGAGACTTAGAAAACTGTGCAGTTAGCACTTATTATGTTCCTAAGAGGTAGGGGAATCTTATTATTCCAACCAAGCAGTATCTTCTACTTACAGAAGCCTAATACTATGAAAATAGTAGTATGGACCTCCATAAAAG